TTTGGTCCATTTTTCATATTCTTCAGAAGTATAGAAACTCTTTACTTGTTTTCCTTTCTTGGCAACAACAAGTGGAGTCAATACTTTATAGACTCTACCATCATCGAATAATTCAGGCCAATATCTATTTAGGAAATTAATTACTAAAGCAGCAATGCAATCTCCATCTGGATCCGCATCAGTATATATGTAGATCTTTCCATATCTCAAGTTTTTAGGTTTCTCACCAAGTTTTAAACCAATTGCTGCCATTAATGGAACAGCTTCTGTAGTTTTTCCTTGCTTATTCTTAACAACTCTAAGATTGCTTAATTCGCTCACATTCATAAACTTACCTCGTAAAGGAAATGCTCCTTGATATTGAGGATCTCTATGTTCTCTAAATGCAGATTTTGCAGAATCTCCTTCGAATATTCCTAATGTGCATTTACCTCTATCTCCTTTCTTCTGTGCATCAATTAATTTGATGACTTTCTCTTTACTAAGCCCTTTGTTTAACTTTCTAAGTTCTGCATTTTCCTGAGCCTTAAGCTTCTGATTTACCCAATCTAATACTGATTCAACAATTTCAGATTTAAAAACAGCCTTTGCTAATTTTTCAGAAACATTATGCTCTGTTCCAAAGTCTCTAACTTCGGTCATCAGTTGTGTCTTAGTCTGAGCATCAAAATTAGAATTTATAACAGAGCTTTCAATAAACACGTGTATATGATTTCTAATATCATTTGGCTTGACCTCAATCTTATGTTTCTTTTTGATGAACTCCCTTAGATGAGCGATAAGTTGATTTGTAATATACTCTACATGAGTACCACCATTTGATGTATGTACAGAGTTAACAAAGCTAGTATTCGTGAACCCATCATTAGAAACAGCAAATCCTATCTTCCAATCATCACTTTCTTCATAAAAATAATCAGGAGTATGTAATGCTATGTAATCTGAGAATGAGTTTAGCTTAATATTAAATGTGCTTTTCTTTTTGTTTTTAATAGTCGTGAATGAGATTCGCAATTTTATGTTACATGCAGCGATATCTAAACATCGTCTAAATAAAAGTTTACAATCATTATCAGAAATAGTTTCCATTTTAAACCTAGAAAGTTCTGGAGTATAAGTTATTTCTGTGAATTTTCGTTTATTTGGAGTAATTAAGGCCTTGGTCCTCTTAGATAAGTTATTACTAAATATTTGATGAAATTGATTTGTTCCATCACAGGTAACAATTTTGAATTTTGTACTGTATATATTAGTAAGAGTTGATCCTACTCCATTTGTACCAGCGCCTTTTCGTTTTTCAGTATCATCAAAATTTGAACCAGATCTAAGACTTGAGAATATCATTTCTGGGATCCACTCTTTATGTACCGTATGCATTTTAACAGGAATTCCACCATTGTCCCAAACACTTATAGTATTTGAATCTAGATTTAATGTTACTCGTACCTCAGAAAGTTTCTTATTTTTACGATGTTCATCAGCAGAGTTAGATATAATTTCATCAAATATCTTTATAAATCCCGGATTATAGGTAATTGTGTCTAAATATACCTTCTTGCCATCATATAAATGTATTGGTCCATTATGTGGAACGACTGTTCCTATATACATAGATGGTCTTTTTAAAACATGTTCAGAATCTGTTAGTTTCTGATAATTATCATCTATACTTTTCTTCGTCATTTCTTAGGTAGTGTTTTGATCTTTAATGCGTCTTTGAAATATTGTGGTGCATTATACCGTATTTGATCAAAGCATGAATCCAAAATATATGTTTCTGCCCAATCTGTACTATTTCTAATTGATCTGCCATATGCTTGAAGTAAATCAGCAAGAGCTTTCCAATTATACCATTCAGGTTTAGTTTCAAGTCTCCTCTTTATTCTCTTACTCATAAGATTAGGAAAAGGTACTTTTAAAATTATCTGAAATCTAGATAATTCATCTTTAAGGTCAATTCCATTTATCATGGATGGAGAAACTATAACTGTCTCCTTTTGACTTACGATATGTTTCTTAAGTGTTTTTTCTCTAGTAGCAGTAGTATGAAATAGAAGTCGCTTGTCTTTGACTTGTTCCTGTATCCACTTACTGAACTGATAAGTAGATGTATGAATTATTCCTTTGTGCTTTGCATTCTTTTTTAAAATATTTGCGATTACTGGTGCAGCTATTTTAAAAGTTTCGGCTTTATCATAATATGACATTTTACCAAATTTAGCGTAGATCACTGGTCGCTTCTCAGCATCAAATGGACAATCCAAAGATAGATATGTAGATTCTTCATTTGGTATTCCCATAATAAACGAGAATAACTCCTGGTCTAATATGGTACCCGACATTAGGACGATATGATCGTATTTATCCCAAAAGTTTTCTTTTAGATAAATGTTTCCCCATATAGGTTCAACCGTAATTCTAGTTTTACCGTGATTATCTAGATCTTTTTCAAATATCCAATTTGTTTTGTAATTCTCAGAATCGCCTACAAATCTGTCATATTTACATTTGATTTTATCTATGAAGTCTGCTTTCTTAGCCGCATCTAATTTCTTTTTACCTCTGAGATTCTTAACTCCAGATAAGTGTTCTTCAATCTTATTATCAATCAATGGAATAACTACATCTGCAATATATCCAGAAATAGCTGGAAGAGTATCTAATCGAGATATATCACTTTCCATAAATGGTTCCCAAATATCCATTAATTTTAAACTCCTTTCTGACAAAGTAGAAGCAATGAAGTCACAAAAAGTCTCTTCAAACATATTTGCTTCATCAATAATTAGAAGTCGAGCATCTCGTTCAAGAAAAAACTGTGGAAGATACATCATATATGACGTAGCTAGATGGAAATTAGTAAGGCTTAATGGACTTCTTGTGAATTTATTTTGAGCAATTCTATGAGGACATATTTTACAATGGTCATTATTTGCTCTATTAATCAATTTAGCTTCTCCACAATTTATTTTGTGTTTCCCACAGTAATAATTATTGTTTCCTTTTAGATTAGCAGCAAATTCGAAATCATCAACATATTGGTCCTGAAGGAGCTTGGTGTTGGTCAGGATATCAATCTTAGCTTTCTTATTATAAGTCTTAGTATACCAATGAGAAAGCATAATCGCAAAGAACGATTTGCCTGTACCCGTTGGTGCATCAATCATAATAAACTTCTTACCACTATTTATGGCAGAAGTAGTAAAGGCAAGCATTTCCTTTTGTTGTTTCCTCGGTTTGAAGTCTAGAGTTATTTCTGCCATGTAGTTAACTTATACACAGATAAGTCATTTAGTTTTGTGTGGATTAAGTATAAGATACTATTTTTTTTAGACAAATAGAAGATAAATAATAAAAAATCATGTACATAATGGCTAATCCAGTAATGAATTACGCACAGTTCATGTCAGCTTTTAATAGTGCTGATAAAAACTACCGAAAAAAAGCAAATGTTGCTGATAAAGGTAAAAGTGGTTCTGCAAAAGTAAACCAAGAATTGGGCGTAGGTCCAGTTAAGGGTGCAGGTACTCCAGCGATTAAGAAAGGCACGACTAAGCATCTTGCTCAAATTAAGAATAAAAAGATAAACTAAGTAATGGACATGACTCAGAAAGCCATAACAAGCTTTGATGAATTCCGTTTGTTAGAGAAGAAGGGAGATCTTAAGAAACTCGTTGGAAAAGACGAGGATGAAGAACTTACAGTAAATGACGCCAAGAAAATTGGCGTCAAAATCGCTAACATGGATGGACAAGACAAAAAGAAGTTTGTAGGTATTGCTAACTTCTTGGGTGCGTCATGTAACATATACAATACTCTTTGGAAAGCATACACTCATAAAAGAGACAGCAAAGAGAAGAAAGAGAAGAAATAATGTATCCACTTACTGAAGAAGCATATAGCGATAACGTATCTGCTAAAGATGGTGGATTCGTTTTTCAAGCAGTTGTGAGCCATGAAATAGTCTGGTCTATAATTAATGGAGTTACTCACATTGATCCTAAACAAATTAATGCTAAATTACACACGTTAGACATATTTCCAGATGTTAAACTGAAGGACGGAACTGCTACCTCAACTTATGTAATATTAAGTGAGGTTAATATTCTTAAGAGAAAGTTTGAGATGGCCAGTGAAGCTATCAAAAAACGTATTAATCCTGAGTATGCAAACATAATGGCCAACGAAGGTGAATCTGGTTTAAGTAGTACTAGAATTACTGAATTAAATAAGGAACACTTTGCTGGCACTAAATACACAGTTAATTTCACAACTGATCATTTAACTTTTAGAGAAGTATCAACAAGCGGACTTGATTCAGGAGCACCAAAGATAACACTTAAGGCTTCAACTGGAATGGTTGATACTTTAAATGGACAAAGAGTTAAAACTTGGGAGGCATTCAAAGTAAACGTAGTAGGTTCTCACACTTTAAATTTAGGACAAGACCCACAGCATCCTATTTCATCAATTAAAGAATTTGATGATATTGAAAATCAATATGATGTTATTTTTAGAACTATTCTTCCTAGTTTAATTCTACAATTCAGTGGAGATCAAGTATCAATAGAAACATACTCTAATCGTTCTTCACAAATCGCAGCGCACATGATGACTGACTTTGATAATTTGTTTGATATTAAAGATAGTTCAACAGCAGCTAGCGAAACTCCAACTAGAGGAGATAAATAAACTAAATAATCATTACAACATGGCCGGTTTACCACACTGGAGTAATTCTAAAGCAGCGACTGAGTATTGGGAGCCAATATTCGTCAATCAATTTGAGGTGATCATTACTCCACCTTCTGTGATAACTGATAACGTTGATTTATTGGTTGAACACGTTCTGACTCTTACAGGTCTTCCTGAACTTACACCAACTGATTTAGTTGAACAAAAGTATAAATTTGCGAAACGTTCATTCGGTTCTGCTATACCTAAAGACACTATTGCTGATTTAGCAATTAAATTCACAGTTAATTTAAACGATGACAATAATATGTACATTTATAATACATTACGTGCATGGGGAGATCTAGTATATGACCCATTAACTGGTCGTCAAGGACTTAAGCGTGATTATGTTGGAGAAATATATGTTGGAATCGCAAATAAAGAAGCATCTATTTTTAGAGAATTCAAATTTACACCAGTTATACCAAATGGTGCATTAACTCCACTAGACCTTGATTATAATTCTGATAAGCTTTATGATATTGATGCTAAGTTTAGAGCTGATGCTTGGAAAGAATCACGAATAGGACAAATAAACGTATAATAAGATGGAAGTATTTGACACAAAGAGAAGAGATATTCTAGATTTCGATCGATATATGGATTTAACTCAACCTGGATTCGGTGGACCAGCTTCAGGAGAACTATATAAAGACGATAAAGGAAATCGAATCAATAAAGCACCTAAATTAGCTCAATACCAACACACTATGGAAAGACACGAGCTGTTTAAATCGCCTCATTATGACTCTACATATAAAGCTGCTACAAATGATATTGTATATAAGCAAGAAGGAAAGAAGTCAACAAATTATGCTGATCCATATCATACAGCTATTCCAGTTAAAGTAATTGGAGAAGGATTCGCAATCACTTCATTTGATTCTTTCCTGAATGAGCAATATTCTAGAGAAAACCAAGAAACAATAAGCGTACGTAATATTGCGTTAGCTGAAGATGAACTTGATAAAAGGAAAATAGATTGGGATGGTTTCGGAGCTGCACCAAGTGGAATTAACGGTAAAGCCTTCACAAAGGATGGACAAGTTGTTGCATACTATGATGAAGATGCTAAAGACCTTATGATAGGATCTAATGCAGGAACAATGTCTGATGAAGATCATGCATCTATGTATGGAGATAATATAGAAGAGCCTGATGAGTCTGAACCACAAGATGACTATGAAAATTATGATGATGAGGATGGTGTAGATTTAGAAGGAGAATCTGATTTATTAAGTGCAACTGCACTAGATGATATAGAATCTGAACTTGAATCTTATGAAGAAGGCGGAGATGAGGACGAGGATGAAGAAGAAGGAAATGAAGTCCCTACTACTTCTGAGGAGTAACTAAAGTAGTCAACATATCTAATTCACGAATCGGCTCATCTTCTGAGCCGTTTTCTATTAAAGAGTAATCGAATTTAAAATCGACATACTCATCATTAATAAAATCAATTGTATTCAATATAACAGATTCAGAAAGATTTGAGTTCAAATAAATAACTCTTTTGTATTTTCTGCTTTTGGTATTTATGGCTTTATCCAGA